CGATGTTGTATTTGGCAACAATACAAATGGAAGTGTGGCACTTGTCTGCAATGACTTTGAAGTCACCAAATCTGATACACTGTACATCGGAAACTTTGAGATGTATCCAAACTATTTGAGCGGTGGTGCAGTTACAACCGTATCAGCAAACTACTCGGCAACAAAAGATGATAGATTGTTTTTGGTTGATACCACAAGCGGAAGCAAGACAATTACCTTACCTGATCCAGCCGGTTTAAGTGGTAAACAATTTGCAATTAAAAAAATAACTTCCGCAAATTCTGTGATAGTTGCTACGACAGGAACGGCAAAGATAGACGGAGGAGATACACATACAATGATTTTACAATGGGCATCACACATCTTTGAAACAGATGGCGTAGACTACTTCATAATAGCACAAAAATAATGGCAATCAAATCAACAGTAGAACTAGAAGTCAAATCAAATGTCAAAGGCTTCAAAGGCGAACTTCGTCAACTTACACTCGAAGCGCAAAACGCAGTCAAAGAGTTTGGTGCATTCTCGCCTCAAGCAGTAGAAGCAGAGAAGAAAGTCGCACTTCTTAGAGACAGAATCGAAGACTTCAACGATAGGGTAAAAGCGGTAAATCCTGACAAGTTTGCACAAGTTCAAACGGTAGTTCAAGGTGTCGCTCGTGGTTTTCAGGCCGCCCAAGGTGCGATGGCACTCTTTGGCTCTGAGTCAGAAGACTTGCAAAAGACGATGGTCAAACTGCAAGGTGCGATGGCTCTTGCTGACGGACTAGAAGGACTTGGAAAAATACAACAACAATTTACAGCAATTTTCAGTAGCGTAGTAGACGGCGCAAAGAAAGCATTTGCCGCAATCAAAGCGGGCATTGGCTCAACAGGCATAGGTTTACTTGTCATTGCTCTAGGTTCTATCGTTGCATATTGGGATGAAATCAAATACGCTATCATGGGCGTATCTGAAGAAACCAAAAAAGCAAAAGCAGAGCAAGACAAATACAATAAAAGTATCAAAGAATTAAATCGTGAAAGAGAGATACTTCTTTATGGCGAGTTAGCAGGTAAGAAATCAGAGTTACTAGATATCGAAAGTGAAACAAATCGCTTATACGAACAACAAGCAAAGATACAAGAACGCTTAAAAGTAATTGCTCAAAGTAGAGCGTTGGCAGGTGTAGGACATGGCAAAGAAGAAGAGGCTAGATTAAGAACAGCATATAACAACGCTCAATTAAGACTTGAGCAACTTACGAATGATGAAATCAGAACTCGTAACGCAATTACAAAAATAGAAGAACAAGACCAAGCAAAGAAAAAAGCGTTAGCCGATAAACTTCAAGAAGATAGAAAAACTGCAGAAGAGAAAAGACTCAGAGAAGTTAAGAGTGAGAAAGAGCGAGAGAACGCAATGATTCTAGAGTTGTATGGTATTCGTACTAAGAAACTATATCAAGCGCAAGAACTAGATAAAAAGGCTTTACAAGAAAGAATTACTTCTCAGGCTACTCTCGAAGAACTTTCTTATCAAAAGCAATACTCAAATCAAGAGAAATTAACTCTATTTGCAAAAGTCAATCATAGCGAACTTATTGCTTCTACTATTGCATACTTTAATACCATTACAGAACTCGCTGACGCATTCGCAGGTAAAGATGAAGAATCACAGCGTAGAGCGTTTGAAATAGGCAAAGCAATGAGATATGCTTCTACCGTATTAAGTACTATTGAGGGTGTTCAAGGCGCTTATACAACAGCACAAAAGTCACCAATTACCGCCGCTTTTCCTGCATATCCTTATGTTCAAGCAACTGCGGCCGCTTTGTTTGGTGTTGCTCAACTTGCTAAAATTCAAAAGACAAAGTTCAACGCAACTAGCGCACCTAGTCAATCAAGTGGCGCAGGAGTGACACAAATGGGCGCACCTCGTACGACATCATCAACTCTACAAAATGGTGGTAACAACTTGACAAATCAGAATCGAGTATATGTCACAGAAGGCGATATCACACGAACGCAGAATCGAGTGAATGACTTGCAAAAAGTATCAGTAGTCAAATAACGCTATTTTCATAAGATGAACTTACCTATCTATCGACTAGACATCAACGAATTTGACGATGAAACAGGCATCGACTTTGTATCGCTTGTAGAATCACCTGCAGTTGAGCGTGACTTTCAAGCGTTTAATCAACAATTTGTACAACCAAATAGCAATGAAACTCAAGACGAGTTCATGTCTAGATGTATTAAGTTTGTTATAGATGAAGGTAAAGACAGCGAACAAGCAGTCGCAATCTGTGCTTCAATGTGGGATGCTTCAAAGTTTGCAAAAATCTCGTACGATTGGGATGGTGTAGGCTCAACAGCAAAAGGCAAACAGATGATAATTGACTCAATCACTAAAGGTGATGAAGTATACATCATATCTGCTCGTGATTCAAAAGACAATATCAAGATTGACATCGCTCAAGACCATATATTTGCAACAGGTTCAAACGAAGCAAAAATTGCTAAAGTAAAAGAACTAGGTATCTCTAAGCACTTTGACAACAATCCTGATGTAGTGAAAGCACTAGCGTCTATTGGTGAAAAGTTTCGCATGAACTTCGCAATTCAAGACGAAGAGAAGCGCATCGTCAGTGGTGTTGCTATGATTGCAGATATGCCTATCTATCGTAGAGACGCAGTTCGTGGCGAGTACTATGTAGTATTTGACAAAGAGTCTATCTTTAAGATTGCTAAGAAATGGGCGAGAAGCAATAAGTATGACGCAGTCAATCAACATCACGAAACACCTATCAATGATGGTGTATCATTATTCGAGTCTTATCTAGTAGATAGAGAGCGTGGTGTAATGTCACCAAAAGGATATGAAGATGTAGCAAACGGCTCATGGTTTGTCTCTTATCTCATCGACAACGAAGATGTATGGCAACGAGTAAAGTCAGGCGAGTTCAAAGGTTTCTCTGTCGAAGGTGTCTTTGACTTTGTCTCTGAATTAAGCGAAGATTTGAAAGTCATTGAAGAACTCAAGAGAGTCTTATCTCAATGGGATGGAAAGTAAAATTGCAACACTAACAAAAAATATATATTCAATTATGATGAACGCAAAAGACACTTTGAAACAAGTCCGAGTATTATTGGGATTTGATGAAGAAACAAAAGTAGAGTTCGCAACTGCGACTTTAACTGACGGAACAATTATTTCATGGGAAGGCGACCTAGCAATAGGTACTGCTATCATGGTACAAACTGCTGACGGAGATATTTCTGCACCTGATGCGACTCACGAACTAGAAGACGGAACTCTTATCACTACTAGTGGTGGTGTAGTTACTGAAATCGTAGAACCTGCAGAAACTGAAACCGTAGCAAATCCAAATCCTACAGAGATGGAAGAATTTGCAACTATCTCTAGATTCAATGAAGTAGTAGAATCTTTAGAAAGTAAAATCTCTGATTTGAACAAAGCAATCGAAAGTCTTATCGTTGAGAGAGCATCTCACAAAGAAGCGATGAGTAAAGTGATTGACTTGTGTGAGAAGATGATTGACTTGCCTTCAGTAGAGCCTACCAAAAAACCACATACTCCAACAAAACAAGAGACTCAATTCGAGAACTTGAAAAAATTCGCAAACTCACTAAAAAAATAAAATAAAAAAACTATGTCATTCGTTGTCTCCTCTCTAGCGAACTACACCAACGAGCAGTCTACTGACTTATTGGTTAAAGCGTTGTTCGGTTCAAAAACCGCTTCAACTTTGCAAAACGCAGGTCAAGTACAAGTAGGTGTAAAATCTGCTAGTGCCTTGAACTTGTTAGCGTCTACCGTTTATTTCCAAGCCGATGGTTGTGGTTATACTCCTAGTGGTGCTACTACTTTCACTCAGCGTACAATCACCGTAGGTGCTGTAAAAGTTGCTGAAACTTTGTGTCCTAAAACTCTTGAAGCAAAATGGATGCAAACTCAAATCATGGCAGGTTCTCCTACAATGATTCCTTTTGAAGAGCAAATCGGTGCTGAGAAATCTGCCGTTATCGCTGAAAATATCGAGATTGCTATGTGGCAAGGTGATACTGCAAGTGGTAACCCTAACATCAATCGCTTTGATGGTTTTGGTAAAATTATTGCCGCCGCTTCTCCTACTTTAGGAAACGCAAACCCTACTACTTTCACAACCGTAACAAACGCAAACATTGACGATATCATCGACCAAATGTATGGTGCTTTACCTTCTCGTGTTGCTTCTATGACTGACTTAGTTTGTTTCTTGGGTATCGACGCATTTAAATTGATGTTGGTAAACTTGAAGAACGCCAATTTGTTTCATTATGTTGCCGATGCTCCACAAACTATGGAGTTGGTTTATCCCGGTACTAATGTAAAGTTAATCGCTGTTGGTGGTTTGAACGGAACAAACAAATTGTTCATGGGTTCTTTGTCAAACTTCTTCGTAGGTACTGACTTAGCAAATGAAGAAGAATCATACAAATTGTGGTACTCTGAAGACAACGATGAAGTTCGTTTTATGACTACTTTCAAGTATGGTGTTCAAGTTGCTTATCCTGCTGAAGTAGTTTATTTCACCCTTTAATTTGATATAGGATGCCTTGTTTATTAACTTCAGGATTCACTCTCGACTGCAAAGAAGCAGTAGGAGGAGTAAAGAGCATCCACCTAATCAGTTGGGTGACTTCAAAGTTCACCGCAGTTAGTGGCGAAATTACTGCCACAACCGTCGTGAGTGGTGATGTTTACACATACGAACTACCAAAAGGTACTGCTTCTTTGACAAACACTACAAATATCAGTGTCGAGAATGGTACATCTTTCAATCAAGCCGATGTTGCTTTCAAGTTGCGTAGACTTGCTACTACTAAGAGAAACGAGATGAAACTTCTTGCTCAAGGTCGTTGCTATGCTATCGTAAAGACAAACAACGATGAGTATTGGTTGCTAGGTAAAGAGTATGGATGTGATGTTACTGCAATGGTCTCAAACACAGGAACTGCAATGGGCGATTCTACAGGTTACGAAGTGACTTTGACTGCTATGGAAGCAGAAGCGCCATTTAAACTTGCGTCTAGTGTTGTGACTACTCTTGGAATTTAGTATATTTGAATTTCATATCTGTTTAAGAAGAGAGCGACTTTCGAGTCGCTCTTTTTTGTTACATTCTTTTTGACTTGCTATTTATCTAAGATGCTCACAATTAACAAAGCACAGACGAAGTATTGGTATTTGACTCTCACTGAGAAAGCAAGTGCGTCTTCATATGTATTTACATTCACGCATCGCACAACAAACACAATCGTCACTAGAACTTTGACAGATGTATCGATTCATAAAGAGCGATATAATCAATTTTTATTCATTGAAGGTACTACTGCTACACTTCTTGAAGGCGAACACGCTTACAGCGTCTCTACAAGCGGTGGAACACTTTGTGAAATCGGAATCCTAAAAGTTGAAACCACATCAAGCGTAACACAATACACTCCAAACTTAACTGAAAAAATACATACAATATGAGTAGTTCAAATGAATTTATGGCGGGTTTTACTGGATGTAAAGTCGTATCAAACACAAGTGCCAACACGGGTGCATTTCGTGGATTTATCGTCAATGCTGATGCCGTAGTAAGTGCAATACTTGATAAGTCAGGTGCATCACTTCTATCGTCTATCGGTTTGAGTGGCGTGACATTAAAGCAAGGAATCTATATTGCGGTAAGCGAGGACAATTACATCTCTTCAATTACTCTGACTTCGGGTTCAGTTGTAATGTACAACATATGATTCGAGTAGGCGTTTCGGTTGGGTCGTTTGTTGCTTCAGGCGGCGGTGCGTCTTTTGACGCAGACGCTCAAGCATTCTTTGATAGGGTAACGGCTGCGGGTGGAACATTGTCAGAAACCGAAAAGAACGCAACCAATCAACTTGTGTTGGATATGAAAAGTGCGGGTATTTGGACACCTATGAAAGCCATTTATCCAATGGTTGGAGCAAGTGCGGCAGCGTGTGCGCAGAATTTAAAATCGTCAAGTTTTACAGGTACTTTTACAAGCGGTTGGACTTTTGCGAGTACTGGTGTAACGCCGAATGGAACGAGTGCGTATATGAATACTAATTTTAATCCAAGCGTACAATTAAGCGGAACATCAGCACACGCAAGTTTGTACCCAAGAACTTCTTTAACGGGTGGTTATGGTATTCAAGGCGATTTTTCGTCAAGAATGGATATCATTTTATTTTCGGGAACTCTTTATTCCGCGATTGGAACAACAGGACAAACAAGTTACACTGGCTCTCCTTATCGCTCTTTAATCATTGGAAGTCGTACAAGTTCCACATCGAATAAATTATACATGGGTGGAACATTAAGAAACACACAAACCGCAGTTAGTGTTATTTTGCCAAATTACACTTATTGGATAGGTGCAGTAAATTTGAATACTTTTTATAGTTCAAATCAATGTGCCTTTGCTTCACTTGGTGACGGATTAGACGACACACAAGCATCGAACTTTTACACCGCAGTACAAGCGTTTCAAACCACCCTTTCTAGAGCCATAGCCACTTGATAATATGCTTACACTGTTGTATATTTGTATTATGGGAAATAAATGGTCAACAACGAAACCATTGGATGCTAACTATATTGTGAGCAACTATGGTAAGAAAACCGTACAGCAAATTGCAACTGATTTAAACGCAACCACAGACAGAGTTCGCAGGGTGTTAAAAATGCAAGGCGTACCAATGATGGGCAAATCCGAAATGTATGCCAATATCAAGCAATTGAAGTTTGATTACGAAGATGCTTTGTGCGAGGATTACAAAAACGGGGCAACTCAATTGGCATTGGTAAAAAAATATAATATAGGTGCTGAAAAAGTGATATTGCTTTTGGAACGAAATGGTATTGACCGATTGAAAGGCAAGGGCAGTGTAATGGCAAAAGTTTGGGCAGATGGAAAACGCAAGCCAAGAAATTGCAATAAGGGAGGAACTCAAGACATTCACAACGCCTTGTTTGGTAGATGGAAATCAAATGCTAAATCAAGAAATTACCCATTCACTGTGAGTATAGAATATTTGCAGAGCGTTTTAGAATTACAAAATTACAAATGTGCTTTGACTGGCTCACAATTACTTTGCCCTAAAACATACAATGAAAAGCGTGAAATGACATCTAACCCTTATTTAGTATCTTTGGACAGAATACAGAATGACTTGGGTTATGAAGAAGGCAACGTTCAATTCGTTTGTGTATGGGCAAACAAAGCACGGGGAAGTTATGATAACGAAATATTTAAACAAATAATAAATAATCTTAAAACAATATGATAGGATATATCTTAACCGAATCAGAATACGCCCAAGTGCAAGGGCAGTATTACACCGAATACCAATTTTTTAATTGCGTAGCGGACATCAATGGTGTTTGGTACTTATTTCTCTCACAGGAGGATAAAGCCGAGATATTGGGTACTGCATACGATTGGATTCTTGACCTACCCGAATCCGAGTATGTTCCACCAGTTCCACCACCATTCCCTACTAAATAATGAAACACTTTGACAATGATACAACGGCAGCCATCGCAACGGCTATTTCTGGCAGTTCAGCAGTTCTGCACTTTGCAAATACTTGGCAACCTTTGTTTGCACTTGTCTTGGCTATTGTTGGTATTGTTTCGGGCTTGTTTGCGATTCGTTACTATGCGAAGAAAATCGATAAACTAGATGATAGATAGAATCTTCAAGAATTGGAAAACTACAACGCTAGGACTATCGATTCTAGTGTCTTGTTTTGTTCTCGTATTTCTTGAGAAGACTACTTTGAGCGATGTGTCTATTTTCTTAGGTGGTGGATTTATGATGCTCTTTATCAAAGACAAAAAAGAATAAACGCTATTTAGAAGTAATGATATTCCAAAGACTCAATTTTCACGACAATACTCTACCTAAGTTCACAGAGAACAAGTCGAAAGATATATACAATTTTGGTACTGACAACTTATATCCTGAGTTGTTGATTGATTTGTTTTCTAAATCACCTAAACATAACGCAATCGTCAGTGCAAAAGCGTCATTCGTTGCAGGTATTGGAACTATTGTCATAGCATCTACGACAGAAGACAAAGCAAAAGCAGAAGCGAAACTCGCATCGATTAATACTTATGAATCATACGAAGAAGTTAAGCAGAAAATCGCTTACGACTTAGAGTTGTTCAATGGCTTTGCAGTAGAAGTAATTTGGAATAAGTCAAAGACTGCTATCGCTGAGTTATATCACATACCATTCAAAAATGTTCGTTGCGGTCTAGAAGGCAACTACTATTATAGCGAAGATTGGGCAAATCGTAGAGAAGAGATTTGTGAGTATGTGCCATTCAATGCAAATACTAGAGAGTCAAAGCAGTTGTTCTACTACAAAATGTACAGACCGGGAGAAGGTATTTATCCTTTACCTGACTATGTAGGTGCAATGAAGTACATCGAGATTGATACTGAGATTGCGAATTGGCATTTAAACTCAATCAAGAACGGATTCTCTGCTCAAACGCATATCCAATTATTCAAAGGTATTCCAACACCTGAAGAGGCTCGTCAAACTGCTCGTAGATTCAAAGAGAACTATCAAGGTACTGATAACGCAGGTGGCTTGATTATTCAATACAACGACCCACAAGAGCGTGAGTCAATCATATCTAATTTACAACCTAGCGACTTTGACAAGCAATTTGACATTTTGAACAAAACGGTTCAAGAAGAGATATTTGTAGGTCACAAAGTAAACTCACCAATGTTGTTTGGTGTTCGTGTTGAAGGTCAACTAGGAGGTCGCTCTGAGTTAATAGAAGCATACGAGATGTTTCAACAAGCGTATGTAGAGCCTCGTCAAGAGAAAATGGATGAGCAAATGACTTATCTATTCTCTTTCATCGTGCCTGTGACTTTAGAGAGCATCAACAAACCACCTCTTGGTCTTGACTATCTTGACTTATTCACACGAGGTCTTATATCAAACGAAGAAGCAAGACAAGAACTAGGTTTACCTTTACTTTCTCAAGTGAAAATTCAATCAAACTTGAACGATGCTATAAACTCATTGAGTCCTCTAGTAGCGAACAATGTATTGAGTAACATGACAATCAATGAGAAGAGACAACTTGCAGGCTTAGCACCTATCGCAAATGGCGATGTTTTAGAAAGTGCATCACCTCTTGCACTAAGTAAAGACAATCCTTTTGGATGGAACGATAAGCGTGACTTAGAAGTATTTGCACAATATGGTGAAGATGCTTCTCTTTTTGAGCGTGTTGACATGAACTTTGCAGACGCTATTGAGAGCGCAGTTCTTAACATCTTAAAAGAAAATAAAGGCATCACTATTGGTGAAGTTGTAAACATCGTAAACGCTGACTTGACAAAAGTGTCTAAAGCGATAGACAACTTGACAAAGAACGGCTTTATTCAACCAATCGAAGGCGGTCTTGCAATCACAGACAAAGGCGCAAATGAAATTAAGACACTACAAACTGAGTTGCTAGTTCGCTATCAATACGAGAAACGACCTGACACGCAAGGTGACATTCTGATTGATACATCTCGTGAGTTTTGTAAGTCAGTAGTAGACGCAAATCGTGTATACTCAAAAGAAGATATCAATATGATGTCTAGTGTTCTAGGATATGATGTATGGAAGCGTCGTGGTGGATGGTACACAATACCTGATTCTTCACCTGCAGTGCATAGACCTTCTTGTCGTCACATTTGGGCATCTAAAATTGTAAGGAGAATCAAGAAATGACAAACTTTGTATATTTCATCTCGACTACATACCTCAAAGACAACACACCTGTCAACGAGAATGTAGACGACAAACTCTTAAAGACATCTATTAAAGAGTCTCAAGAGATTTATATTCGCGATATCATCGGCAGTGGCTTGTATAACGAACTATTGACACAAGCATTTGCTAGTACACTCACACAACTCAATACAACGCTTCTAGACACATATGTTGCGCCTTGCTTGAAGTATTATACTTTGACAGAAGCGATGCTACCTATGACTTTTAAATTGATGAACAAAAGCGTAGCGTCTAGAGAGAGTGATAACGCTAGAGCGATAAGTGTAGAAGAGATGACTCTCATCGAAGGTCGTTATCGTGACAAAGCAGAATACTATGCAAATCGTTTGAGAGATTATTTGAGAGCAAATACAAATTCATATCCATTATTCTTAAATCCCGGCTCTACATTTGATACTATTAGACCAAAGAACACATCTTTTCAAGGAGGCATCTATCTACCATCTTCATATGACGAATGTAATTGGGGGCTTGATTTGCCCGACACGCACAAATAAGTGGCAAAAAAACAACGAAGCAAAACTTCAAAAATTCTTGAATGACTTTAAACCAAATAATAGCAAAAATCCAAGCACAAGCCGAAAGCCATAAAATGGTTGGAAAGTTTGCTTGTGGTGCTGAGTACAATCTAGCAGTCGATGAGGTTAAGTTCTATCCTCTTGTATGGTTAGTACCTGATGGCTTTGATTTTTCTACGCAAGAATCACTCGTGACTTATCGCTTTGCTATGTTAGTATTTGACAGAGTATTTGAAAGCGAATCAAACACGATAGAAGTTTTGAGCGATACAGCGCAAATCATGATTGACTTGATTGCTATGATTGAACTTGCAATCTTTACAGACAATTTGAATCTCGTTGTCTCTTCGACAGCAGAGCCTTTTTATGACGCAAAAACTGATATAGTAGCAGGATATGGACTCCAATTCACGATACAATCACCTTACACTAGCGATACTTGCGTTGTGCCTGTTTAGTATCATTTATGGTTTGATGACTTACGAGCCATTGAAGCGTGAAGAGATACGAATAGATACGATAAAATACTTAAACGATACGATTGAGAAGATTCGTATCAAGAAACAATACATAAAAAAGTCTATTCATAGTTATGACACGATATATCTTGACACTTATTCTCGTGACTTGCGTGGACTTACAAGCGCAATCGATTTGCATAGATACATCGACTCTCTCGAATGCGAATCATTATCTCGTTGAAGGCGCAAAAGCAAGACGCAAAGTTCTTGACTACAAAAAACTAGTTTTATTAGATTCGATAGAGATATCAAAACTTGACTCTATTCAAACGATTCAAGCGAATGTGATACATTCTACTCAAAAACAAATTGATGCTCTTAGAGAGCGTGAGAATGCGCTTAAATCAAGAGTAAAGACATGGCGTCTTGTGTCGTTGTCTCTGTTGCTAGTAATTTTTGGACTTTACATATGAAAATAAACAATGTCATAAAGATTGAGAAGAAGTTTGAAGAGACGAAAGTGCTACTTATTTCTGATTTGCATTGGGATAATCCAAAATGCGATAGAGACTTACTCAAGAAACATCTTGAAGAAGCACTCAAAGGTGAGCATGATGTACTAATAAACGGCGATTTGTTCTGTTTAATGCAAGGCGCATATGACCCACGGAAAAGCAAAAGTGACATACGAGTTGAACACAATGTAGCAAACTACTTTGACGCTATTATCGAAACTGCTGTTGAGTGGTTTACACCTTACGCTAATCTCATCAAGTTTGTAGGCTATGGGAACCACGAGACCAACATTCTTAAAAGACAAGAGACAGACATCATAGAGCGTTTTGTGACTCTTCTCAACTACAAATGCAAATCAGATATCAAAGTCGGTGGATATGGTGGGTGGATTCGTTATTCTTTTCGCAACTCAGAAACAGACCCTAGTACATCGTACAAGATTAAATATATGCACGGATTTGGAGGCGGAGGAGCGGTAACACGAGGAACAATACAACACAATCGTATGAGTGTAAATGTTGAGAACGCTGACGCAATTTGGATGGGTCATGTTCACGAAGACTATGAGATGACATATAGCGTAGAATACTTGAACGACCAAGATACCGTTTCTCTTCGCGATATCTTAATGATTCGTACTTCTGCGTACAAAGAAGAATACGGAGATGGCTCAAAAGGTTGGCACATTGAACGAGGTGCATCGCCTAAGCCTGTTGGCGGTCGTTGGTTAATCATGAAACCTTACAGAGCAAAAAATCAAAGTCGTAAAGTTCACGGATATACTCACAAGACATTATGAAAATCAAAGTAGATATCGTCTATGAAGAAAAAAACGAAGACTCTTTTCAAGAGTTAGGCATAGACGCTGAAATAATAGAATACATCGAAGAAGGTATCATCGATTTAAATCAAGTAGTAGCGTGTTCAAACTATCACGAACACACACAAGTCTTCACTCTTGGTGGTCATACTTTCATTATAGACTTTGAATACGAAAAATTCGCTAGACTATGGATGAAAGTGCAATAAATCCGTCACACTACAAAGGCGAGATAGAAGCAATAGACGCTATTCGTTCATCTATGACTCGTGAAGCGTTCTTTGGCTATCTAAAAGGCAATGTCTTAAAGTACATTTGGCGCTTTGAGAAGAAGAACAAACTCGAAGACTTAAAAAAAGCAAATTGGTATCTTAATAAACTCACTCATGAATACGAAACAAGTATCGTTTAAAGGCTTCTACAATGCAGAGCAACCAAAGAAACAAGTATATCTACATCACACAGCAGGTG